TTTTGCTTTTTGTCTATTTGCGTATATTTTAGATCCAGCTTGTACTGCAACTTTAAGTGCGCTTAACCACATTTTTTAATACTCCTTCTAATTTTTTATACTTTTCTCTACCGTTAGCATCTTCACAATATTTATTCAATACCTCATCTATCTTACATTTCCTCCTATGACTTAAATAATTATATATTTTAAAGTAAATATTAACTGCTGATTTTCCTCTAGCTCTCCATCTCCAACTATCTAAATGATGGTCCTGTCTAGGTTTTATGTAAACTACTGATCCTGTTTTAAAAAATTTAAATATTCTGTCAATCACATCCTTATCTGTCATCTCAACAGAAACTGATGGTATTGAATAGTCTTTTTTTGTTTTTTCGTATGAAATGTAACCTTCGCCATCTATTATGCCAGCGAAGTAAGCTTCTTGGTTAGATTCTTTTTTTTCTTTTGTTGGGAATTGTAATACCTTGCGGGTTTGGTCCTCTTTTTGGTGGTGGTCCAAATTTTTTTCCACCACTAAGCCCTTTTCGTTTTCTTCTTGACATTTTTTATTTTACCTTTGTTTAATGTTGCGTAAAACACTTCTTTACCTTTTTTTGGTCCATATTGTTTTTTCATAGACGACATAATTGTTTCACCTTTTTTATTTAATGGCATATGTAAAGCCTCCTTTTTTGTAAGTTACAACACCGCCTTTTTTCTTTCCAATATTCTTAGACATAAAATCTTTTACACTTTCAGAAATATTTTTTCTTATTTGTTTCATTTGTTTTTTAGTTGCCATAGGCACTTGCATCACTTTTTCATCCTTTTGCATAAATTTACCAACTGTTTTACCACCACCTTTATCCATCTTTAAAATTTTATCTGACTCTTTTTTTGTAATTTTTTTAGCTCCTTTTTTTAAAGCAGCTTTCATTTTGCTCTCTAGGGATGTAAATAATACTTTTCCACCTGGTAATAATAATCTAAACATTACTTATCCTTTTTTGGAAACTCTTTTAATTTTTTATTTATTTTTTCTGCAGCTGATTTAAAAGCTGAAGATGTGCTTGCACCAGCTGCTCTTGTTTCATCATATTCTTTTTCAAATAATTTTTGAAACTTTTTAGATGCACCTTGAACGACAGGTCTACCGTACCTATATGCAATTCCAAAAAAGTATCTAGCTGCCATTATTTTTTCTCCAGTTTTCTCTCAGCAATATCTAATCTTTTATCAGATTGTTCATCTTGTTGAGCTAATCTATTATATTCGAGATCTAATTTGTTTGCTTGTCTTTGATTTTCTTGATCTTGCTTAAATCTTGTTTCCTCTGCTTTCCTTTGCATGTCCATAGCTCTTAAATCAACTTCTTGTTGTTTAATTCTAACTAATGGATCTTGTTTAGTTTTATTAGCTTCCATCTCACCCGCTACTAAATCTGCTGTTATCTCCGCAACTCCTGTAGCCACTGCATTATCAAATGCAATTTGGAAAGATTGTGGGTCTTCCTGTTGTAATCTTACCATATTAGGATCTTGCGCCATTTGTTCTCTTACTTCTTTTCTAGCTTTAAAAGAAATGTGATCAGAAACGTGCGATTGTAGTAATGCATATACAGCAGGATTAATTTGTACCATCCTTGATTCCATAAAAGCTGTGTGTGCAGCTATATGTGCATCATGATCTTGAAATTCAAAGGCTGTAAGTAGTTGCATTTGTAGCGCTCTAGCATTTTCTTTAGCTGGATCTAGTGGTGAAGGTTGTTTTTTAGGTGGTTTTAACAAAGTATCTATTTGTTTTGTGCCTAAAGCTTCATAAACTCTTCGATATGCCTCATGAATGTTGTGTAATTGTGGATTTGAGGTAGCAATTTGCAATTGTGTTTGTGCTAAAGTCACTCTTTGTGCCATAGACATGATATTTGGGTCTGCAACAGGTAAAATATCGACTCTTGAGTCGAAATCTAGTGCTTTTATCTGTCTTGGACCACCATAAACTTCATATGGATACTCGGGTGGCAAGTATTCCGAACAAATTCTTGCTAAAATTTTAAATTCCATACGCATTGCATAGTAACAACGCTTATGAACACCACTCATCACTCTTGAACCACGTTCTAAAAGAGCAATAGTTGTGCCCACAGCCCTGTTTTGCGTGTCATTACCCACTGCTGTATCGGTTATGGCAGCAAATTTTTGACCCGCTTGCACTACAAAACCAAGTAAATTAAATAAAGTTGTACTTGGTTCAGAGAAAGGTAAGTTAAAAAACTGATCTCTTATGTTTCCGCCTGGTGCATCAACATCTCTAAACTCTCCAGGTTGTATTGGTTGGTCATCATCTCTAACTCTGATACCTCTAGACTTAAATCCTGCTGGTAAATTTTTTAAAGTACCAGCATCTATTAATTGTCTAAGAGCTACGGTTGCAGCTCTAGATAAACCACCAATAGTATGTATCAAACCGAAGCCATAAAAACCTAAACCTGGTAAAAATTTGTAATGTACAAAGTTTTCTACTCTTGTGTAGTTAGGATCATCGACTCTGTAGTTTCTATAAATAGATAAAACCTCCGCTGAGCTTTCATCGATGGTAACAATGTAAGGTATTTTGATTGCTTTTTTAGTCCTGTTATCAAAATTTTCGTAATCATCTAAATTTAGTTCTACGTGCATTTCTAAAATGGTATGAATGTAATCAGTGAACCCTGGCTTAACTCCATCGAGTTCATCTATTTTTTGTTGAAGATCTGTTTCAGACACGTTTGGTTTTGGTAATTCTATATCTCTATAAAATTCTGCCGCCATCTTTTTATTAACTTCATTTTCTGTCATCTTAATAACATGTGTTATTCTACCTGCATCTTTTAAATCTGATGCATAGTATGGAACTACTAAATCTTCCGCAGGTATAAATTTAGAAACAGGTCTTTGTAGAAACTCATCAAAATAAACTTTTTTAAATGTAGATCCTGACAGTGGTAAGTAATATAACATTTGATCCATGTCAGTTGTATAGTCTTCCATCTTCTCCATTATAAGATAATTCATATACTCTTTGACTCTATCAGCTTGTTGTTCGGTAGCCGGTGTTCGCAAGCCAACAACCTGTGTTCTTACAGGACCATCACTAGGTAATAATTCTTTGTATGCTGAAGCTTGGAAAGTCGTAGCACTTTCACTTAGTAACGGATGGGTGACACCGGATGCACCTTTAAAAGGTCGTGTCTGTTCATTGTACTTAACACCTAATAAATCTAAACCTTTTGTATATCCTTCTTCCCAATCTTTTCTTGATTCTTTGTCTTTTCTGTATTCTTGAATTAACTCCATACCCAAACGTTTAAGAGTTCTTTCATCCATGTTTTCAGCTAAATTAGCATTAAAGTCATCACTAGTTGGTTCTTCAACTTGTTCTTCCCCTTCTACGCTTACATCTACTTCTTCAACTCCAGGAGAAACTTCATCTACTATTTCTTCGACTTTTTCAGAAACTTCATTATTTTTTTCAACTGCCATATTGTACTAAGCCACCTTCTTTTTTATATAATTTTTGGGTTTGTAGCATTAATGGAGATACTTTAACACCATAAGCTTCACCATACAAGTTTAAATCATATTTACCAATAAACCTCATGCCTGGTTGTTGGACCTCAGATGCATCGGAATGGTATTTGATTTTGTAAGTTTTATCTCCTAAATCCACATCTCTAAACTCGATTCTTTTATAAGGTTTATTAGGATCTGACAAACTAAATTTAATTTTACCTGCTTTTGTGTCAAATAGCTGTGCTTGTTTTTTCATCTCATTAGGTATGACTGCTAGAGATTTACCTTTAACTGTTTTACCGCCATTTGCAAAACCATAACTTTCTATAGTGCCTGCTATTTTATCAGTATCCATACCTCTCCTCATGTAGTTCGTAGGTATGACAGCTACGTAATCAAATTTTTCTCTAGCAGCTTTATTTAATAAAAATTTGATAGCGTAGTTATTATAACTACTTCTATCTATTAACGGATAATAATTTATAGTTTTGTCACTTGTATAATTTGGGTTATCTCTATCTGGAACTTTTATTGTCTCTGGTTTACCTATTCCTTTTCTGATTAAAACTTTATCTATAGATTTTATACCTCTTGCCGCTTGGTCACTCTCTAATCTACCCATATTACCTGATAAAATTTTATCTCCTAATTTTTTTCTAGCGTCTAATAAAAAAGCAATCTCGATATCTTTTTGATATGGGTTACTTCTTACACTAGCATCAAAGTTTGGAGTTTTTGTTCTACGTAAGGCTTTTGAAATGGCTTGGTTTGTGTCTGATTGAATTTCATGAATCATTAAAATTTTATCACCGTTAGGTGCAAATCTAGTATCATACCTGATGTGCATGA